CCTGACCCAATGAGTCGTGACTTTTTAATGAGAGATGCCTCATTTATAATTATTAGAAAAACTCTACCAAGAGAACAGCTTAAAACAATGTTCCCTGAGCAAAGTAGAAAGATTGGTAGGGCAAGTGAACAAGGAAGTATTGAAGCTTATTCTCAAGCAGATAGAACTGATTCAGATGCTATTATCCCTGAAGATATTCATACAAGTATAAACAAAGATGGTGATGCCGATGATATAATTGCTTACCATGAATGTTTTGAAAAAATTCGTATTCCTTATGTTAACATGAGCATGAAGGTTTTCCCAACAAAAGAAGATATTGATAATGTAAAAGAAATTGCTGCTAAAAAATTAAAATTATTTAAAGACGAAGGCGCTGTCGCTACAAAAGAAAGAATTTTAAAAATACAAAAAGCCTTTGAAGCTGGTGAGATTATAGAAGAAAGAGCTAATCTTGAAATACAAAAGGCTGAAGATGAGTTGGTAAATGGAGTTCAACAGAAAAGAGCAGAAATTGAATACTCTACTCAAGAAGAACTAAATAGAATAGAAGAAAAAGTTGTAAGTAAAGAAGAATTTGATATTTTAATGGAAAGCGAAGATGTAGCTTCGAGTATTGTTGAGTCATCTGATTATTTTGAGACTAGGATAAAATTAACTTGTACTCTTGGTTCTGATATAACTTTATATGAATATATATTGCCAATAAGAGAATACCCTGTTATACCTGTCCCTTATATGTATACAGGAACTCCATATCCTATGTCAGCAGTATCTCCTATGATTGGTAAGCAACAAGAAATAAACAAAGCTCATCAGGTTATGATTCATAATGCGAATTTAGCTTCTAATCTTAGATGGATGTATGAAGAAGGTTCTGTCCCTGAGGATGAGTGGGAACAATATTCTTCTGCTCCAGGTGCCTTATTGAAATATAGACAGGGGTTTACTCCACCAACTCCTATTCTACCAGCTGCTATTAATAATGCCTTTTACACAATAACTCAAGAAGGTAAGGCAGATATGGAATATATAGCAGGTATTCCAAGTGCTATGATGGGATTTACACAACAGCAAGCTGATACCTATCGTGGTTTACTTGCTAATGATGAATTTGGAACTAGAAGAATTAAAGCTTGGATGGGAAGCGTTTTAGAACCTTGCCTTGAACATCTTGGTGGAGTTTTTAAAGAAATTGCTCAATCTCATTATACAATTGATAAGGTATTTAGAATAGTCCAGCCTAACGCTGGAGGTGGTCATACTGAAACAGAAACAAGAATTAATATCCCTATTTATAATGATTATGGGGAAGAAATAAGTAGATGGTCTGATTATGCTACATCTAGATTTGATGTTAGGATAGTGGCAGGTGCATCAATGCCAATTAATAGATGGGCTTTATTAGAGGAATATTTTAGATGGTATCAGGCTGGTCTTATTGACGACATCGCTATGTTAGCGGAAACAGATGTAAGAGGTAAAGAAAATATAATTGAAAGAAAATCATTATATGCTAAATTGCAATCTCAAATTGAAGAGATGGAAGAGGCAATTAAAGATAAAGATGGTACAGTTGAAACTCTTAGCAGGCAATTAGTACAAGCAGGTATAAGACATAATGTTGACACTGGTTCTATGGAAACGAAAAAAGACGTTTTAGAGACAGAAGCTCAACAAAAATATTATAGAAAGCTTATAACTGATGATATGAAAAAGAACTTGCAAAGTAAAGATGAATAGAAATAAATTTACTAACTAAAAAAGGCTATAAACAAAATGGAAGAAGCACAAGTAGGCAACGCAGATATTGATTCTGCCCCCGAAAGTTTTATTTCTGATGATAGTTCCGATTTTTTCGCTGACCTAGATAGGTCTGTGAATGGTGGGATAATAGATGCCGACACAAATGAAACTTCATCAAATGTTCAAACTTCTAGTAACGTAGAAGAGGAAACAATTGATAGCGAAGATCAGACAGAGGATGTTGAGACTCTTAAAAAGAGGTATTCGGATTCAAGTCAAGAAGGTAAACGTCTTAACCAACGTTTAAAAGAACTTGAACCTTATATGCCCGTTCTTGACGAAATGCGTAAAGACCCCAACTTAGTTTCTCATGTAAGAGATTACTTTGATGGTGGTGGTCAAGCTCCAAAAAGTATGGTTGAAAAGATGAAACTAGATGATGATTTTATTTTTGACCCTGATGATGCAATTAGTAACCCTGATAGTGATTCAGCAAAAGTTTTAAATGGGACTATTGATGGAGTTGTTCAAAGAAGGCTTGGTAAAGAACTTGAAAAGCAAAGAAAAGAGTTTACTCTTGAAAGGCGAATACAGGATTTTCGTACAAAGCATGAAATGAACGATTCTGAATGGAACGATTTTAAATCTTTTGCAGATAGTCAATCACTTTCATTAGATGATATTTACTATTTGAAAAATCGGGGGCAAAGAGAAGATAATATCGCTAGAAGTTCTAGTGAGAAGGCTGTTCGTAAAGTTCAAGAAACTCAGCAACGACCAAAATCACTTGCTACTAAAGGTTCTGCGAAAGTAGAAACTTCAGAAGATGGAAATATTTTTGATGCTATAATGGGGATTGACAAGGAACTAGAAAACGCATTTGGTTAATAGCTAAATGAATTAGACTATTAGCCATCTGCTAAACCCTCAATAAAGGAAAAGTCAAATGGCTGATTTATTTAATCTGTCAACTCTCGGTGTAGACGAGGTTGGTGGTGGTAGTTCGCTAAAGACTGGTGATCTTAGAAGGAAATATAACTTCGGTAGTAGGGTGTCTGAACTCGCAATAGCACAAGACCCCTTCTTCCGTTTAGTTTCAAAACTCTCTAAGAAACCATGTGATGACCCTCAGTTTAAATTCACTGAGCGTCGCCCTTCATTTCATAAGCGTTATGCTTATATTTATGGGGCAAGTACAGGAGCGGCACCCGCTCAAGATGGAGCAATGACTGCTTCAAGTACAAAAGTAACAATGGCTGGTGATTACAAATCCGCAGGTAACGAAGGAACTGTATACGGTGCAACCGCCATAGCAATTGGCTCATCTGGAACAAAGCCTGAATTCTTTGTCCCTGGTCAATTAATCAAAATCCCAACTGGTGCTAGTGCAATTGGCGCTGAAGCTGTTGTGGATTATTATGTTTTTAGAGTAGATGCGGTTGTTGATGCAGCTGTATCTAATATGAAAACATTAACTGGTGCAGTTATCAGAACACCTTCAACTCTTCACATTACTTACAAGCATAGTGAAGATTCAGGTATTGGTAACCAATCCCAGGAAGCCCTAGCAGTTAAACGTTCTTATGTTATTGGGACTGCCCATCCACAAGGTAGTGGGTATCCTGAAACATGGAAAGATCAACCTTTCAAAACTGGATATGGAAATACTCAGATTTGGAAAACTGCAATGGCTATGGATAATACTGCAAGAGCAACTGTTCTTAAGTATGATTCTAGCGAATGGGCAAGAGTCTGGAAAGAGAAACTAATTGAACACAAATATGACATTGAGCAATCATTGTTATTTAATGGCACAGCAAGTACCTCAGATGATGCTTGGTATACTGATGGTGTTATTAACTACATTAGTGGTTTTGGTAATCAATTCTCTCTAGCAGTCGCAACGAAATCACAAGATGATTTTCTTGATGACATGAGTGCTTTCCTTGACCCTCGTTACAACAATGCGAATGCAACCGTTTTCTTTTGTAGCACATCTGTCTACAACTGGTTACATAAGCTAAGTGGATACTTTGCCAATAATCTTGGTAAGGTTGTTCCTGGCCAAGCAGCTAATACAGTTGCTAACTCAAGTACTTCTTTTGGTCGTACTGAAATGGCTATGACTGGAAAACGCAAGGTCTTTGGTGTTGATATTTCAACAATCTCTACTCCTTATGGAGATATGAGTGTTGCTAGAAATATTCACCTTGACGGAACTAATATCGCTTTACTTGGTGTAAACATGAGATATTGTGCTTACCGACCTCTAGTTGGTAACGGACAAAATCGTGATACATCGGTTTACGTTGGTGTTCAGACTCTTGAAAATAGTGGCGTTGACCGTAGGGTCGACTTAATCCAAACAGAAGCTGGCCTCGAGATACATATGCCCGAAGCCCATGCTATCTGGACAACTTAAGGAGTAATGAATAATGGCTAATCCTATGTACGGACAAAATAAAGCTGATACCGAAGTCGCAGTCGCTTCTGATACCGATGTATTTCTAAAGGAATACACCGCTACAGCTGCTATGGGAAGTGATAGTGGAAAGGTTAGATGTATTGAGTTAAATCATGCGTCTACTGTAATTGCTATTACTGCTCTTGTTGGCGCTGATTACGCTGGTGAAGTTGTTTCTGTTAAAGACACTAGTGCCTCTGGCACTGCTGCTCACACAGTCACTCTTTCTAGTGGTACTTGGAATGGAACGAATACCGTAGTTACCTTAAATGCTCCAGATGAATGTATTGTCGTAATGTTCGACAGTGCAGGCGATGGGACAGTTTTGGCAAATCTCGGTAGCGTTGCGTTATCATAATCCAATAATCAATACATGTGGGGGGGAACTTTGTTTCCCCCTATACTGTATCTTGAAAGACTATAAATGAAGATTTGGGAAAAAGTTAATAATATAACAGGGAACGATAGTAAGTCTAGATATTTAGTCCCTTATATAAACGCAGGTTCAAAGTTTTTACTATCATCTTTACCTGAAAAATTTTTATGGACAATAGCATCTGAAACTGAAGTAAATGGTTGGGATTCTACTGATACTACGAATCATGAGTCTTTAGGTCAAGGTTCTGCTATTGCATACGATAAAATATTAGCAGTTTATCGTTACGATGGTGCTACAACTGCGACTGTTGCTTCTGTTGATTATTATAGAGGTAAAAAGAGGGTAGCGGCTGAATCTCCTGATAAAAACATTCATATATTCGATGAAGCGTCTAGTTTGCTTATTGCAACTCAGATGTTTCCAAAATTTTATAAGTTAAGCGGTAAAATATATATAAAACCTGACCCTGATTACAATGCGACTAGTTCTACACAGACATATACTCCATTAGGAGGAAGTTCTACTACTATAGCAACTAAAGCAGGTGATAAAGGAGTAATAGTTTATTCTGCTCCTCCTATCATTGATGAAAATAGTGATAGTTGGATATTGACAGAATATGAAAATATAGTATTATTTTATGCAGCTTCACTTGACCATTTTAGACTAGCTTCTACTTATAGAGATTTATGTAAGACTCAAGTGGATACAATTGTTGGCTCAATTTTAAGTAATTATATAAGTTCAATGCCTTCAATTGTAATGCCAAATGAACCAACGACTCAATCGTTATCTTTTAGCATATCAACAAGTCTTCCATTGGCAATGAATATTGCAACTTCTCTTCCAACATTTAGTTTTTCTGATAGTTTACCTTCAGATATGATAATTAGTGCATCTCTTCCTAGTGGAATGAATTTAACATTAAGTATTCCAACTTTGGATACAATTTCTACTACATTGCCAGATGATATGTCTTTTACTTCAGGTCTTTTCCCTGGTGCTATAAATATAGCAGATGTATCACTTCCTTCTGATTTTATACAACCTGAGCAAATTGCAAAGCCCAATGAGTTAGATATTGCATTAAGTTCAGCAAAAATATCAAATGCATTAACAAAAGCACAGGAATTAATTGATGGTACCGTAACTACAAATAATGCTCAAGCATGGTTAGATGATGAAGATTCTGAAATGGCTGCGTCTACTGTTGGAGTTGCTAATTCGGAGATTAATAGAGCAAGTCAAGAAATTTCACTTGAAAAAGCTAGGATAGAAGAGTTTTCTTCTAAAGTTAACCAAAGATTTACAAAATATCAAAATGACCTTAATAAATATTCTCAAGAGGTGGCTAAAGAGTCAGGAAGAATTAGGAGTCAATTGGAAACATATGCACAAGCTGTCGCTAGGGAAGACAGTAAAGCAAAAATAGATTTAGAAAGATTTAGTAAAGATTATGAAAAAGAAGGAGCAAGAATAACTTCTCAATTAGCCAAATATCAAAGAGAGGTAGAAAAGTCCATTCAAAAATATCAAAATGATATTTCTAATTATCAACAAGAAGTTCAAAAAGAAGGTGCTAGGGCTAATATAGATGTTGCTAATTATAGCGCTGAATTAGGTAAGGAAAAAACTAGGATTGAAACTTCACTTGGGTTATGGCAGGCTAGTCTAGGTAAAGATGTCCAGGTGTTTACTCTTGGTATACAAAAATATCAGGCTGAAATGCAAAAAGAAACAGCAAGGATTGGCGCTGAAGTTGCTAAATATCAAGCTGAAATTCAGAAGGCATCTAAAGATATGGAAAAACAAATTCAGCAATTCAGCGTTGATATGCAAAATTATCAAGGTCTTATCGCTGGAAAGACGACTAAATTCCAATCAGATTCAGCGGAAGCACAAAAATATTTACAAGAAGCAGGTATAAAACTTCAAGCAGCCCAAATATACACTGCTAAAAGTCAACAATCAATACAAACTAGTGGGGTGTTTTATCAGAGAGCGATTAATGAATTAAGTGCAATCACTGGTTCTATAACTGCACCTGAACAACAACAATCAAGCCAACGTGCAGAACAAGGAGCGGCAACATAATGACAATATTAGAAATTATGGAACGAGCCAATACAAGAGACACTAGTTTATCTATTGCGTTTATTAAAGATGCTATCACTAAGATACAGTCTTCTGGGGATATTGTAAGTAAAGTAGCGAAACAAAATCTTACTAAAAATACAAGAGATTATTATTTACCAACTGATTTAATTTCTGTTATTAACATTAGTATATTAGACACTCAGGATGATAATAAATATAAAGCTATTAGAAGATTAACTGGCCGACCAAACGTTACAGAGGATACAAATCCATAATGAGTTACGATACTAATAAGAATTTTGTTTACTATCATCAAGGAAAAGTTTTTCATATTTATAGGATAACAAGAAGTGTTTCTAGAGGGATTGATACTAATGGAGTCACAAAAGAATATGGGGTAACAGGTACTCTTTACCCTGATGAGACTATTACAAATGGTATAAGAATAGAATACACTGCTCTTGAAAAACCTTTTGTATCTGAAGACCCTGAAATTACTGCTTATACGAGTCTAACAGAAGTAACTTCACCTACAGAATTAACACATTTAAATTTGAATAGAATGTTATCTTTAGCAATTGTTGATTATTTAAAAGCTATGATTGCAGAAAGAGATGGAGATTTAGAAAGAAAAGAATATTATATAAGAAATTTTCATAAGAAAGTTTCAGATAATGAAAGTAATAAAAATAGTATTTATATAACACAATCAACTAACTATGCAGTTAGATAAAGGATAGATTATGGCAGGAAGAATAGATTACGCAGTTAGCGTAACACCAATACAAACTAATACTGCTTTTGAGGGAGTAACTCAAGAAGCTGTAGATGAAGAAATAGGAAAAACTTTAAGTGGTGGAAATTCTTCAACTACTTGGACAGGAAGTGCAGTGGCAACACCTAATTGGGAATCAGGAGCTGCTGACCATTATCAAAGTAAAACTAGTAGTAATTCTTTCGCAGTTGATAGTGGAGCTGAAGGTCTTTGGATAAAGCATAGTGGTTTTGATTATGACGCTACTGCTACAAATAACATTGGGTCTACTGGAAATGATGTTTTAGTGACTATCACTGGGGCTAGTGATATAATTTGTAAGCTTAAAGGGGGAGAAGCAATATTCTTACCTATGCCTTTAGCTCAAACAATTACATTTACTACTAGTTCAGGAACCGCAGCATCTATGGAAGTTGCTGTATTAACTTAAATAGGAGAATAAAATGGCTAAAGGATTACAAGACTACACAGTAGATGAAAGTACCTCGCCTTATGTAAGTGCAATTGTAGCTACTGGGAGTGCCCAGGCTGCTACGAGAGCAGTTCATATGAGAGGAACTTCTGCAAGTGTTAATCTCACCGTCAATGGTGCGATAGTTGCTTTTTGGTTAATCAAAGGGCACACATATCCAATATGTGCGACTGTATCTAGTTCAACAGATGTAGTAATGTTGTATTAGGGGATTAAATGCCCGAAACAACTAAAACGTTTGCGAATATAGAAATATTACAAGGTGCAGATTATGAAATGACTGTAACTCTTGACAATAATACTGATTCTAAAAGTTATATGGTAACAATTTCTAAGGATTTTACTGGGTCTACTAGTTTTGGAGGTATGAATGGTGGAGATGGTACTTCTAGTAGCCCATATAGAACTGAAATAACTGAAGCAGACCAAACGACCGTAGGAAAGCTTGTTACTACAGATGGGACTAAAACGGTTGCATTATTTTTATATGCACAATGGACAGAAACCTTAGATGATGATTTTGATGGATTTTGGGAAATGGTAGAAAGAAATACAGGTACGACTCCTGATTCTTACAATAGAATAGCTCAAGGTGAAATTTATGTTTCTAAATCAGCTAGTAGATATGCTAGTACGTCAGCAGCCACAGGATAGAATATGCCAACAGTAAAAGTAACGACAGCGGCTACAACTAAATCAATTGGGACTCAAACTGCAGCTAAAGCTTCAGAGTCTTTTAGTTTAGATACAAAAAAAATTACTCATAACTCAGCAGGAATAACTGCAAAGAATTTATCAGCTGCTTTAGAAGAAGTGGCTGGACAACAAGCAAAACAGGCATCAGCGCCAGGTTCCCCAATAGAAGGAAATATGTGGTATGATACCGATGATGATGTAATGTACATCAGAGATGAGGATTCATGGAACGAAATCCATGTATCAGGTCGTTCTACCTTAGATGGTGGAACATATAGTTAACAATAACAGGAGAACATAATGGCTAATGTCATACAAATAAAAAGAGCGGCAAACAATGGTGCCA